AATGTCTGTCGGATCCTGTAATATAGCAAGAATTTCATCATCATTCAAGAGTCTTAATTCACCGCCATCAATTTTTAATCTTGACCCAGCGTAACGTGCAAAGATAACCCAGTCACCTTTCTTGCACCACGGACCTTCTGGAAACTTATTGGCATCGGCATACGCATCAGGGCCTGTGGATAACACATAACCGCAAACGGTTGCTAATTGCTCTCTTTCACGAGTCTGATCAGCTAAAATAATGCCTCCTTTACTGCGTTCTGCACCCATATATGGCAAAATAAGTATGCGCCAACCGGTCGGTTTGGGCAGTTTTTCTACCACAGATTGGTCAATATTGTCTGGATCAAGGCTTTTTGACTGCCTTTTACCATAAATATCCTCAACTTCTTGTTGTTTTTTTTCTATTTCGGCTGCAGTTTTGCCTTTTTCTGCAATTTTTGTTTTTTCTTTGCGTCTGGCCTTAGCCATGTGCTCTGGAAGTATTAAATCACTCACTTTTTTCTCCTTTATCTAGTATTTCTTTAACTTCTGCCTCTATTTCTTCTAACGCTCGGTAATGACCAAGCATAAAATGATAGTCGTGTTTCTCTGTGGTGCTGCCTTGCATCACATATTCGGTAGTTTTTTCTTTTTTGTCTCGAACAAGACGTAAAATCTTATCGCCTAACCAAAGTCCGTCCATTTTTTGCTCTTACCTTTCTTTTTTTCTTACGTTTATAGCTGGGTTTACCGCCTCTTGCTATGCCCACCGTCTTTCCACCTTTAACTCCTACTAAAGAAAACACCATTTTTTATATTTCAGATCGAATTTGTTTGAATTTATCCAATATACCACCGATGCCAGAGTTTGCAACGTTCATTATAACTGTTGGAGACTCACTCATCATCATTCCACCATGGCCCATGTGAACTCTGCCTCCATCTTGAGCCATCATTCTAGGAAGTTGATAAATTTCTTGTAGTCTATCTAATCCAAGTTCTGATCCAAGTCCTGATCCAGTTGCTAGTGCAGTTGCCGTTGGTGCTGGCATTTGTATTGGTATTGGTGTTGGTTGCATTGGTGGGGCCATTTCTCTTATTAATGGTATTGCTCTTTCGTCTCGCCTTCCCCCTCTAGTATCACGAGGGTCAAAAGCTTTAGTATCTTCTCCTATTCTCAAAGATTTAAAAGCGTCAGCAAACTGCCCTCTTAAATTTGTTGGCTGTGCTCTTAAATTTGGATTCGCTGCCATCTGTTCTGGTTCAGCTCCAAAACCAAAAGCTTGACCTATTCGCTTGCCTAAACCTAAAATGCCTTGACCTCCTGTTGCAAGAGCTAGAGCTGGGTTAACAGCAAATCCTGCTATCTTTGCAAGTGCTGGAGCTTCTTTCATAAGATCTGCGCTTTGAGTCCTAAGTTGATTTAATATGCCCATCCCAGTGTAAGGAGACACGCCAAGTTCTCTGTTAAGGGCAGCTAGTCTGTTTAAATTTTCCCGTGTTTGTTCTCCTTTGCCTAAAGATTTTTGAAAATCTGCAAGACGTCCACTAAGTCTAAACGCACCTGGCGTCATTTCTTGTGATCTTAAATTTGGGTTTGCGGCCGCTGCGCCCAGTGTGGTATCTATCCCTAACTTTCTTGCAATATCTTGTTTTCTTTTATCATCTTTAAATCTGTCAACTTGAGTTTTAGATCTTACAATATTACCTTTACTGTCTCTTAAAAAGTCACCGCTTTTTGTTTTGAACGCAGTTCTTTCGTTAAAGTCTCTATTAATTTTATCCGCTGCTTTCTGAACAGCTTTTGATGTAGTTGTGGTGCCTCTTCTAGTTTGAGCTTGTGTTGTTTTTTTCGGAGTTGTCTTTTTTGTTGGAGTGACTGTTTTGTTAGCAGCTATATTTTTTTGTCTTCTCTCAAATTGACCAAAACCTTGTTTTTCTGCAGCGCGTCTACTTACTGCTTTTGAAGTTGTGGTTGTACCTCTTCTAGAACGACCTTGTGTTCCTCTGTTTTGTGCGCTTCTTCTACCTGCAGAGCCACTTCTTCTACCACCACGGGCACCACCTCTTCGACTTCGGCCACCTACTCCGCCGCCTCCACCTCTTCGGCCACCTTTTGCTCCGCCACGTCGGCTTCTGCCTCCGCGCCTAAATTCTTCGCGATCGTCATATGATAGTGCTTTTTCTACGGCCATTAGATTCCTTTGTTGAATGTGTCTTGTATATTTTTAGTGATATTTTCTGCTTTGTCTAAAACTTTTTGTTGAGACTCTCGCTCTAGTTTTTCTATGGCAATCGCAGATCTAAGAGCCACAGCATCTTTTTGTTGTTTTATTTTTGCTGCGTCTGTCTTTTCTTTGTTTTCCATTTTCTCTTTTTCAACAGAAAGTTTTGCTTGAGCTTCTTTCAAGTCTCTTTCAGAATCTTGTGCTTTAATTTGTAACTCTTGTTCTTTTAACTTAACTAAAGGATCGTCTTGAGTTGCAGTAGAGAGATCATCAATATCCTCCATATATTCTGTTATCAACTTTGCTTGTCTTTGAGCTATCTTTGTTTGCATGTCCATCATCATCTGCTGCATCATTTGTTGTTGCTGTGGAGACATAGGTTGTCCTTGTTGAGCCATTTGCATCTGTTGCATTTGCGGAGCCATTTGTTGTTGTATCTCTTCTGAGGCTTTTAGAGAAATGTGCTGCATGATATGCGCCTGCGTGTTTGCAAAAGTTTGTGGATTAGATTTTATAACTAAACTTCCAAGCAATGCTATATGTGCTACAATGTGTGCGTCATGATCTTGTCCCGGAAAAGCTTGAGCTGTCATGCCCGCTGTTAGTTCTGCGTTTTCTAGTGCAGGGTCTTTTGGTTGTGGCTGTGGTGGTGGGGGCATCAGAGCCTCTATGTTCTGCACACCCATAGCCTCGTACATTCTACGATATGCCTCGTACACATTATGCATTTGCGGTGCTGCTTGCGCTAGTTGTAATTGTTGTTGTGCCAATGTCACACGTTGTGTTATTGAAAAAATGTTTGGATCAGAGACAGGTATTACATCAACGCGAGCATCAAAATCTTGTGCTTTGATCGCTTGATTACCACCTACTACTTGATATGGATAAACAGGAGGTAGTGTGTCTGCAAAAAGTTTTGCAAGCAGTTTAAATTCTTTGCCTTGTGCGGCATGCATTCTTTTGTGAATAGCAGACATGACTTTCATGCCACGTTCTAGTAACGCCATGGTTGTACCCACAGGATTGACTTCGTTGCCTTCCCCAAGTTTCATGTCAGCAACAGCTGCGAAAGATTTGCCACTCTCTATAACAAAACCCAATAATTGAAAAAGTGTGCCTGATGGTTCTTTATAAGGTAGTGGAACTAATGAACTACTAATCTCACCAGCGGGAGCATCTACATCTCTAAACTCCCCAGGAACTAATGGCTGATCGTCATCCCGTATGCGTAGCCCACGTGCCTTAAATCCAGATGGTAAGTTGGCGAGTGTGCCAGCATCGATGAGTTGACGTAATATGGAGGTTGCAGACTTTGATAAACCACCCAACATGTGAATAAGACCAAAGCCATAGAAACCAAGGCCGGGAAGAAATTTGTAATGTACGAAGTATTGTTTTTTAATTTTAAGTGCATCTTGTTCTTCATAGTTTCTTCTGATAGATAAAATTTTTGAGGAGCTCTCATCTATACTTACGATGTAAGGCAAACTTATTCCAGAATTTTCACCTGCCTCGTTGGCATCTTCATAACCTGGAAGATCGAGGTCAACATGCATTTCTAAAATAGTGTGTATGTTGTCTTTGGTATAAACTTTTTTTGCTCCATCAAGTTCATCAATCTTGTCTTGAACTTTGTCACTTTCGTCGTCATAGACTTCTGATAATTCCATGTCTCTGTAAAAACCAGATGCCTGATATTTTCTAACATCATTTGCTGGCATTTTTATGACGTGAGTGATTCGCATACACGTTGTTAAATCTGTAGAGTCGTACGGCACCACGAGATCTTCTGACGACACAAATTTAGAAACAGGTCTGCCTAGTTTGTCATCAAAATAAATTTTACGAAACGCCGAGCCAGAAAGGGGGAGATGAAACAACATCTGATCTAGCTCGGGTTCGTACTCTTCCATGATGTGAGTAAGCTGATAATTCATAAACTGTTTGACTCTTTTTGACTGAGCTTCTGTTTGAGGTGTAGGAGCTCCCATGATTTGTGTTTTTACTGGACCACCTGCAGGAAATAATTCTTTGTAAGACTGTGCTTGAAACTGTGTAACAGATTCTGCAAGAAGAGGATGTGATACACCAGAAGCTCCAGGAAAAGGTTCCGTTCTGTCCTCTGATTTAAGACCCATCAAACTAAGTCCCTCAGCATAAGTTGATGACCAATCTGATCGTGCTTCTTTGTCGCCTTCGTATGCTTCTAATAGTTCATCAGCGATCATGGCCAACTCTCCGTCTGACATGGCATCTGCTAAATTAGAAAAATGACCCTGAGGCGCTTGCATTTGTGCACCAAACGATATGGTGGCTCCGCCATCCTCATCTAATTCTAAGTTGTCTATTAATTCTATTTGTTCTGGTGAAAAGTTTTCTGCTTCTAGATCAAATTTCATTTGCTCTTTTAAAGGCATATCTTTTTCTATTGGCATAATTGATCCTATCTGAGAGCGTTCATTATTCCAACATTGCCGCCATCTCGAAAACCAATTAATGGTCCTAATGCGTTAAAAATCATATTTGTTCCCGGTTCGCCAGCCAATAGATCCAACAGCATTAATTTTGTACCAGCACCTGTCGCACTTCCCCCAAGTCCGTCATCTCCAAGTGCGTCAAACACAAGATCAGAGATACCACCCTCTCGTAGACCAACACGGCCACCACTAGCAAAAGGGTCCATTTCACCCATTTCTATCATTTGTTCTATTATATCTTGTTGTTGTTTATCTAGTCTTGGGTCATCGACATCCCTAACAACATCGTCAAAGTCATCATAAAATTTTGATTGTGTGCTTTGACTTCCTCTAGCTCTTCCTATCGGACTTCTTTTCTGTTTAATCATCGTGTTTACAGCGTTGCCGATAGCTTTGCCTATTAGTCCACCTAGACCCATTTCTGCTCGGCCGCTTTTTTCAATGCCGTATTCTCTAAATAAATCTGATCTTATTTGTTCAATTAAATCATCGTCGCCCATCATGATGGCATCATCCAATTGCTGTATAAGTTGCGCCACTCTGTTGTCAGACATCTTCATTTTGATTTTTTCGCCCCTTTAATTTTTCCTTTATTGATAGATGCGTAGAATACTGTTGCTCCTTTTTTCTTTCCGTATTGTTTTGCCATAGCCTTTTTAATTTTTGTGCCTTTTTTTGTTAGGGGCATCGTATCCTCCTAGTCCTCTCCAAAACTCGTCAAGTGCATTGTGCTCACAGACACGGCACTCACAGCCATTTGTACGACAAGAGCCACCGTTGCTGCAATGACAATGGTGATTGCAGTTACTGCAAGTTTTACCTAATTGGGACACTTTTGCAAGTGTTAATTAGCGGAGCCTACCGCCGCGTTTCTTAGTAATTCTTTCTACTGGACGAGTTTGTTTCATGTAAGGGTCTTTTGTCATTGCAGTTAACCCTGCAGCTCCCGTAGCTCCCGCTCCGGTAACTCCTAAAAATGCTTTTTTACTAATAGCTCCCGGTGGAGTTGCTGGCTTTGTTTTTTTACCTTTTTTAGTGGTTTTCTTTTTTGTAGATTTTTTCTTTGTGGATTTTTTCTTTGTGGATTTTTTCTTACCAAAAAGAGTGTCTTTGATTTTTTTACCGACCTTTTTACCGCCTTTAATTACTAACTCTGCTGCCTTTTTCTTAACCATTACCTACCTCTTTTCTTTCTGCCCGGAGGTTTTCTAGTAATAGGTCTGCCAAATTCATCTAAAACCATTCTGCCTCCTCGTCTAACAGGTTTTAATCCCGCGTCATACATTGCTTTAAACACTAGCCCTCTAGATGGATTAGAAATTCCTCTTTTCCTAGCCTCGCTTCTTACTTCGGCAATCGTCTCGTTCATGGCTTTTGTTTTTACTTTTCCTGTGCCTTTTAATTTTTTTTCTAATGATTTTGCAGCGATTGCTCTCGTAGCAGGAGCGTTAGAGGGATTTGTCTTTGCCTTTCCTCTAAGGTCTATTTTCTTTCTGCCCGGTGGTTTTTTAGGACGAGTCTTTTTTGGCTTCGACTTAACTTTAGTTTTTTTCTTTTTAAGTTTGTCTGAAACTTTTTTAACAATAGCCTTAACTATTTTTTTCTTAACCATTATCTGTTTTTACGTTTTTTCGCTAGCTCTTCTTTAGATAGACGTTTCACTCTTTTTCCTGTTTTGTCTTTCAAGAAACCTTTTTTAGTTTTTACAAACTTATCACTAAGATCTGCAAGTTTCTTTTTCTTCTTCGGTCCAGACTGTGGTCCTTTTTTACCTAGTGGTTTCTTTTTAGGTTTAGTTGTAATCATAGAAGGAGAAGTTTCAGCTTTCGCATCTTTTTTGTTTCTTTTAACCGCTATACCAGTAAGAGCTCCACCAACCATAGCTGGTCCAATAGGACCTAATTTACCTGCTGCACCTGGAGGTGTTTTTGGTCTAGTGGCTGTCTTTGCTTTTTTAACACCTTGTTGCAATTGTTTTTTGGTTATCTTTGGTTTACTTTTCGCTGGTTTTTTACCAATTTTATCTTTTACTTTTTTAGCACCTTTTGTAAGTATTTTTTCTGCAAATTTTTTAAACATAATGTTCTCCTAATAATAGACTCGTGGTCTTGTGTCAACAGGAGTATCCTCGTAGTCCATTTGTAACTGAATCAACCCTGATTGTCTGAACCTTAACAGAGATTGGGTCACTGTGTCAACATAATCATCGTATTCACCATACGGAAAAGATGCACACTCTTCAAT